ATAGTCGAGCGATACGTCGCCGATGGTCGGCAGGGTCAGCGCCGGTTCGGCGTCGGGCTCGCTGAGCCATGCGCCATCGTCGAAGCCCGCGTCGAGCACGGCGCCGTTCGAGGTTTCGCGCGAGAGGCCGAGCGCGTCGATAGAGGCCTGCGCGGCGACGGTCAGGCGGTATTCCTCGGTGACCCACTGCACCCAGCGGTTCGAGAACCCCGCAGCGAAGCCGAGCGCGAGTTGCGGCGCGTCGGTGACGCTGATCGACGTGAAGACCGTGCCACCGCTGCCGGACGATTCGTACTGCCCCGGATCGACCGGGACGAAGTTGATTTCACCGCGCAGCTGCCACCCGCTCATGCCGGACAGCGCCTGCTCGATCATGTCGCGGTTCGGGATGTCGAGGCCCTGCGACGTGTACTGATTGATGGTGCGTTCGAAATTGACCGACACCACGCGGGCGCGTAGGCGCGGGAAGCGGTACTGCAGCACCGTTTCGACCTGGTTTCGGATGGCGTTGCGGTCGGCATTCTTCGCACGCAGCGAGCCGTCGAAGATGCTGGCCTCGGTCAGCACCAGCACCGGGTCGTCCTCGATATTCCACGGCGTCACGCGCGCCGCCTGGTATGGGTCGAGGTCGAGCGAAGCGGGCACACTGGCCAGTCGCGCATCGGCGTACTGCAGCATGTCGGACGACTCGCCACTGACCGCTTCGGAGTAATAGCCGCCGACGTTGGTGTCGACCCATTCTTTCGGCAGGCTGCGCACGACCTGCTGCAACTGGTCGGTGCATTCGAATGACACCAGCCGCTCGGTCAGGTCCAGATCCGGCACGTCGACCACGCCCGCGAAGAGGCGGCGCGCATCGATCGCGTTGCCGGCGGCGTCCTGCTGCGCGATGTCGATGGTCACCGCTGCGCCGGTCCAGTCCGGCAGCGTGATCGGGCCGGGCGCAGGTTTCATGACGAAAGACGCGACGCGCGCCTCACCTTCCCCTGCCTCGACGCGAATCTCGCCAGTCAGCCGCGCGCTGACATCGACACCGCCGAGCGTGACCACCGGCCGCCAGCGCGACGGGCTGGTGATGGTCGACGACTGCACGGTGATGATCAGCGGCAGCGCGATGTCGATCTCTTCCACGACGCTGATGCGCAGCGGCAGCGCGAACGACTGGACCGGAACGACCGACACCGTGATCGGCAGCGCGATATCGATCTCTTCCACGACGCTGATGCGCAGCGGCAGCGTCAGTGACCCACCGACAGGCGCCTCCGGCGGGTCGCCGAGCGGGCCGGAGCCGAACGCAGCAGAGCCGAATGGATGCGCGCCGAACATCAGACGCCCGCTTGCTCAGCCGCGCGGATGGACGCGGCCCATACCCAGTCCTCACCAGCGCCCCCGGTGACTTCGATGCTGACCGATTCAGTATCAACGACGAGCGCACAGGTTGCCGTCGCACCACTGGTGAGCGCGATGTCGGTTTTGGTCGGCGTGCCAACGATGACCGGACTGCCGCCGGCGATGCGCATCACAACGGCTGTGATTCGCGCCCCGTATGCGGCCGCACTCGGCGATGTGCGGCGTCCAGAAACGAGCACGTCGAGCACGTAGACCCCGGTCGCCCACAGCACCATGGCCTGCCCGTTGCGCAGAATGTAGTCGGGTACGTCGCCCGAGGTCTGGGCACGTCCGCACCAGGTCACACCGGCCGCATCTCCGTAGCCCGATGACACCGCACCTGGAATACGCGCATCAGACTGTGCGCCGAGCGCTGTGGCCGCGGCAGCGCGGACGCGGGTCTCTACGCCGAGCGCGGTACCCTCATCCTCTTCGATCAGCGATTGCGACCCGAGGCCGGTCGCGCCATAGACGCCCATTGCGACCGTGCAGCCGAGCGCAGGGTCGAGGCCATTGAAGGGGTCGTCGGATGCGAACGAGTGCGTCACCGCAGGCGCTGCGAGACCGGTCTGAACAACATACACAGCCGGCGGATCTGGCGAATCGGAAATCGAAATTCGAGCACCCGCATTCGTCGACCGGAGAACCGTTGATCGAGTGAGGTATGCCCCATCGATATCGTCTTCGATGGTCCCATAGCCCAGCTCCCAGTCGATCCCGTTGCCCGACATGACCAAGTACGGCACCGGCCACGGCCCCGCGATCGATCCGACAGCCGCCGCTGCCGCCGCGGTCAGGTAGGTCGGCACGGCGGCGCCGAGCGACATCACCTCATCGGTGCCCACGCTGGTGATGTACTGCGCGACGCGGTCGAAGGCGATCATTACTGTTCCTCAGCGGTAATCGACCAGGAGCATTCGGCGCCACCTTGGTCGAACGATTCATCGGGCGGGCTGGCGATCACGGTGAGCTGCGGGAAGTACCAGACCGCATAGCTGACGGCGCCGGCCACGGCGGTGACGGTGGCAACGTGTGTTGCGATCGAAACAGCGGTTTCGATCTCTCGGCCGTCGGCGAGGTGAGCGCGCGCGAAGGGCTCGTAACCGGTATCGGTGCGTCGCGCCACCGGCAGGGCGATGGACGTGCTCTGCGAGCGGATCGCGCGCGGCAGGCCACACTTGAGCGTGAGCGGGCCGGTGTAATCGAGCGCATCAAGGCCGAGCGGGCACCAGCCGTTGCCGCTCAGCGTGACCGCCAGCTTCTGCCACTGCGTCTGCTTGAGGGCAGCGCCGTTCATCATGCGGCGCGTGGAAGCGCCGCCGGTGACGGTGATCTGCTGCTGCAGGTCGAGGGCGGCGGTCATCGGTACGACGACGCCCCCGAGTTCAAAGGCACGTCCTGCGTTCATCGGCCCACCTTCAGCGCTTCGCGGCGCAGTTTCTTTTCGAGGGTGCGCGAGGTCGCGCGATCGATCTGCACCGGCACCTGGCCGACGCCGGGGATGTTGAAGAAGGCGGGCTGCAGCGCGCGGTCCTGCACGGCGCTGGACAGGCCGGCGGTCGCGCGTGAGGCGCTTTCACCGATGGCGCCGCCCATGGCGTAGCGCGGCAGCTGCATGTTGTTGATGGCGTTCATGAAGCTGTCGCCGTAGTACTGGGCGGCGCGCTGGCGGATCATCCACTCGCCGTTTGAACCCCACATCAGGATGCTGTCCGACGTGCCGGTGCCGGGGCCGCGTAGCTTGCCGCCGGTAGCCTTCTTCGGCAGTTCGCCAAGGATTTCTGCGGAGCGCTTATCGTCGGCACCACTACCCCCGGCCGGCACCGTCACCACGGGCAGCACCACGGGGTTGTTCTTCAGCTTTTCCTGCAGCGCAGCCACCAGCTGATCCATGCTCGCCGCCGCACCGGCTTCGTCGAAGCCGACGCTGATCGTCTTCAGCCATTCGGCATCGGTGCGCAGCTTGTTGATGGCTTCCTGCACGGTCGCCAGCCTTGCCTGCTCGGCCTGCTCTGCACCGACGGCAGCCTGGTCCTGCAGGGCCTTCACCTGTTTGGCGAGATAGCCCAGAACATCGGCGCTCGATCCGCCCGCCTTGTCGATCTCGCTGATCAGCGACTTCGCGCGCTCGCCGGCGCGGATGGCGTCCTCGAAGTCGCCGCCGGCCAGCGCCTGGCGAGACCGCGCAATCTGCGCCTGCACGTCGCCGGTGTTCGCCTCGCGCTCCGGCCTGCGGCTCTGCCCGATGCCAGCAATGAAGTCGTCGTTCGACTTCGCCAGCTGCTCGCGGCGCTTGCGCGCGCTGTCCAGCGCCTTGTTCGCGTCGTCGTAAGCCTTAAGCTGGTCGCCGAGCTTCTGCTTCAGCGTGGCGAGCACCTGGTCCTTCGCCTGCGCCTGGCGGGCGTTGAAGTCCTGGATCAACTGCACGCGGCGGTTGTTGATGTTCGCCAGTTCGCGCAGGCTGTCTTCGTAGGTGCGCGCGTCGCGCGCGGCGTCGATGGCCGACTGCGGCGTGACGTTGCTGTTCGCGGCGGCACGGTTCTCCAGATTCGAGCGGGCGCGGTGGTAGTCGGCCGCGGCCTTCAGCCGCTCTTCGTAGGCCGCGCGCTCGCTGGCACTCAGTTGGGCGATCTGCTCCGAGTTCAGGCGGACGGCGTCCTTCGCGAAGGCGGTGGCTTCCATCACCGTCTTGTTCTCGGACAGGAATTTCTGGTCGTCGCGCGCCAGCTTCTCGGTGACCGCCTTGTACTCGTTCATGGCGGCAGTCAGCTTCAACACCTGTTCGGCTGCCAAGCCAACGACTGCGAATCCTGCGCCCTTGCCGAAGACATTCAGGAAACCCAGCGTGGCCTGGGTCACCAGTTGCGTGGCGGAACCGGCAGTCACCGCCGCCTTTGCCATGCCGATCAGCGATCCATTCAGCAGGCCCAGTGCGCCGGCAGCCTTGACCACCGCCAGACCGGCAATGATCGGCGCCAGCGCCTGCAGTGCACCCGCGAGGGCTACGGCTGCATCGGTGACCGCCGCGATGATGTTGATGGCCCCCGACATGGCGTCAGATACTTGCTGTGCGAAGCCCTTGATCTCCTCCTCGGTCAGCGCATCGAACCGCGCAATCAGGTTCTCAATCTGAAGTGCGACAGCATCCATCACTCCCGAATCACCAACCCGCTCCATGAACGAGGTGAGCCGGTTCTGTATCCGATTCAGATCAGCGCCAAGCGATTGAGTTGCCATCGCGAGACCGCCGCCAACATGGCGTTCCAGTTCCGCCGCAAACTTCGGCAGGAAGTCCGTCGCAAGAATCTGCCCCTGCTCCAGCATCTTGCCAAGCTCAGCGGTAGTAACGCCCATAGCGCGAGCCGCGACCTCAAACGTCGGAGCAAGGCGCTCCCCGAGCTGGCCCCGTAATTCTTCTGCGGATACGGTTCCCTTCGAAATCATTTGCCGGACAGCCAGCAACGCGCCGTCTGTTTCCTGCACGCTCAACCGCAGGACAGCTGACGCCGATGCCACCGCACGGAAGATGTCGCGTGTCGCCTCGCCTTCCAGGGCAGTACCCTTGGCTGCTGCCGTAAGTTGGGCATAGCTGCGCGCGGTTGACTGAATCTCAAGCCCAAGTTCCTCCGCGAGCCCCCGCACCCACGCAAGTTCCTCGCCTGCGCGCGCGACGTCACCGAAGGAGAAGTTGAACTGGACCTGCAGCGATTCGGATTGCAGTCCGGTCTTGATTACGGACTGCACAGCCGACAAGGCTGCGCGCGCCGCGACGGCAGCGGACACCACGCCCGCAAGCTGGCCAGCAACGCTGGTGCCGGCATTCGTGCCCGCTGCAGCCATGCCGTTGAGTTCTGCCCGCAGTTCGCTCACGCGCTGCTGCGCGACGGCCGACACGCGGGCGATCTCTGCAGGGCCGGCTGCGGACGCCTTGACGCGCTGCAGCGCGGTTTCGACGCCCATGATTTCGCGGCGCAGTTCAGCCGGCCCGCGCAGGTTCAGGGTGCGATAGGCGTTCGTGAGGCCCGCCGAGGCGCCACCCAGATCGCGCGTGCGCTGGACGGCGCCCTGCAGTTCAGTCGTCAGCTTCGCAACGCGCTGCTGCGCCGCGGCCGTCGCGCGCGCCAGTTCGTCCGGCGCGGCGCCGCTCCGGCGCACGCGTTCCAGCGCGGCGTTCGTCGCCTCGATATCGGCGCGGATGTCCTTGAAGGACCGCACGTTGAGCGTTGCGAAAGCGGACGACACGTCCGCGATCGACTTGGGCGCCAAGCCCAGTTCGCGGCGAAGGGCCGCCACCTGCTTCTCTGCGGCGGCCGTGGCGCGTGCGATGTCCAGCGGGCTGGTGGCGCTCTGCTTCACGCGGGCCAGTTCCGCGTTCACGCCGGCAATGTCGGCGCGGATGTCCGCCACCGACCGGATCTTCAGCGCCCCCATCGCCTGCGAGAGCGCGGACACCGCTGCCGGCGAGCGCTCAAGCTCGCGGCGCAGCGCGGCCGTCTGCTTCTGCGCGGCCGCCGTCGCGCGGGCGATTTCTTCAGGCGCGGCGCCGCTGGCCTTGATCTCGTCAAGCGCGTTGCGCACCGCCTTCAGGTCGCCCGCGACGCTCTTCACATCGCGCAGGCCCAGCGTCTTGAACGCCAGGGTGAG